AATCGCTTTCTTTTGCAAATTGCTCTAAATAGTCTTTTAGACCAATATAAAGCTCTTTGGTAAACATAGAAAAAAGGCGAACGCGTCCATCCCACATACGAGATTTATACAGAGGATGAAACTTCGCTCCTGGAACTTCAAATGAAAAATGGTCATTTAGTTCTTGTGCAATTGAAGGTTCAGTATCAACTTGCAGATACACTTCATTCTTTTTTCTTACGCTTATTTTGTCAGACATTACATCATACCGTTTGTGAACTTAGACCATTCAATACTATTCTTGATGTCCCATGTTGTACTGTTTAAGGATCTTATAATTTGTTCCAATTGATACATAACAGTTTTAAAGTATTCTACTTTGTCTTGTAGTAAAATTAAATCTGCATCAACCTGCAAAAATTCGTCCATCTCATTTTTCAATGGTTTGTTACCTTGCCATTGAGTCCAACCTTCATCTGATAATTCAAGCTGGGTCATTTCTCCCCTGTAATACTTGTATTTTTTTCTGCGAAGGTTGAGATATTCAGACTCTGCTTTGCGTAGGTTAAGCCGAGTAGATGTTAAAAAATTCAAATACTTAGAATGTAATAAAGGTGTGCGAGCAGATTCATGTCCAAGATTAGTCTCATTAATCTTACAATCATCTGCCCACATTTCCTGCAGGTCAGATAATTTCATTACTGAGGGCTAATCTGAATAATCTGAGCAGGGTTGCCCTGGAAATTAAATGAACCGTAGTGATTCAATGAGATTGTTGGATCAAGCCAAATGTCGCCACCGATATCTTGCCAACGTCTGCTGAATGTATAATCTTCTGACAAGTAACGTTTGTCTTTGGGATCAATCATTGTGTCGAAGAATGCATAGAAGAAGTCTTGCAAATCTGGCGGAGTATTCAAATCATTGTTATACTTTAACTCTGGATATGCAGCAATCATCTTGTCAATTGCTTCACGCTTAATCATCATAAAGCCTGTAGCTCCGTCGTGCAATTTAATTACACCATTTTCAATAGCAATTTGTTTTGACTCACGATTAACAAACTTAAAGTTAATCGCATAGTCGGAACCAGCGGCAGCAATATCTCTATCAGAAATATCTTGACCAGGTTTAGAATTAATGCTATCTTTAATACGTTGCCAGTTGACGCCCTTTTTAGGATATGCGCCTACACAAACTTCTTTGTTGTGAGCAATTAGTTTAAGTACATCTTCAACTTGAAACTCAATATCAGCATCAATGAACAACAAACGAGTGTAGTTGCTTTGAAGAAAATATGCAACCAACACATTGCGAGCACGAGTAACTAAAGACTCATTTGCAATAGTACCAAACGCCAATGGGATTTGATGTTGATTGAAGAATGTCAATGTACGAACCATTGAACGGAAATATGCCTCTGTAAGCATACCACCATAACAAGGAGTTGCCACAAAGATTCTTTCTTTACGCAAATCATCAATATTGATTTGCAATTGACCTGGTTGTGCGGCAGGGGGTGCAGTAGGGGGTGCCTCAGCTGCGACCGGGGGTTTGTTAAACTTAGGAACCGGAATTTTTGGAATGTTCTTCAGTCCAGGTTTATTGTTGTTAGCCATAAAATCTCCATATTAATTAAAGTTGCTCCACTTCAAATAGCGTATATTTAAAAGAGGCAATTGCGGTAAAATATTCCACACCGGCAGATGCAATATCAAAATCCAATCCTTCTAATGAGATTGGGAATATATCCTTATATATTATATTTACTTTAGGCGTATTTGTCGAGTCTAAAATCGTTAAAGTTGCATCCGAGTATGCCAAAACTTCAGATTCCCCCCGTTGATTCACTTTAAACGGGAATCTACTAGGTCTATTCTTTATTAACGCGTCAAACTGTGTATAATCTTTAGGAAAACCTAAAGCCACTAACCAATTGTATAATTCTAAATAATTGGACATATCTTCCGATATCAAAAATCTAATTGTAAACGAACCGAAGTCTAGTTTATCACCGATACGTGGAATGTCAGTAAACGGGGTAGGCTGTACGGCAAAACCTAATGCGAGTTGCGGCAAATTAGCTGATTGGCAAGTAAAAGACACATTGGGAATATCCTTAACAGAAAAGCGGAAAGCATTCGGTCTTAGATAATCATATGTCGTGGGTAATGAATTTGCATAATTTTGCTTTGCTACATTTACATTTGCAGTATACATTTCTTTCCTCCGTTATTATATTTATAAGGCAAAAAAGGGGAGCCTAAGCCCCCCTTTAGAAGTACCGATCTTTGTCGGCTTACTTGATAATATCGAATTACATCAAGTTCAACACTTGTGTACGACGATAATATTGGTTACGATTTGCTGTGAATGATGCTGCATCTGCATCTGATACGCCATCGGCAGATGTAACGTATGGGTTAGCAATCAAACCATAACGTGTCTTGAAGCCAATCTTTGGCTGGAAGCTGTTAGGATCAACTGCGCGAACCATTTGTAAAGGAACATATGGGCAGTAGAACATACCTGCGTCATAAGGAGAAGAACCCTTATAACCGACCATGTAGAACTGGCTTGCTGAACCTAGGTTGCTGGAATATGGATCAATATAAACACGATAGCGTCCGTTTAGAACACCAGCGAATGTATTGCCTGTATCGTCAACATTTAGACCTGTGCTCAAAGCTGGAGCGTAGTCTAGAACACCTGACATAGCTAATGCACTTGCAACGTCTGCAGAGCAAACGATGAAGTTACCTTTACCACGACGTGTGTCTTGTGCAATGTGGTTAGCATCGCGTTCAATGTTGAACAATAGACCTTTGAAACGCTCAACAGACCAACGTCCATTAGAGTCAACGTCTAAGTCAAATGTACCAGCAGATGCTGTTGCAGGTGAACCTGGTTTAGCAACTTTGTAAATTGTACGAATAACTTCGCGATTAATTTCAAACATGAATTCTTGTGACAAGATGTTTGATAATTCTGCTTCAGCGTCAAGACCGTGAATAGCTTTCAAGTCTTGTGCCAATTCAACAGTGTACTCAGCCTTCAAAGCACGTGATTTCGCAGTAACTGTTGTCTTATCAATAGAGAAAGACATTTCGTTGAATGCTTGACCACCAGTAGTGCCCATAGCTTCAGCAGTTGCTGTAGAAACACCTGTACCTGTTGTGTAAGTGCCGCTAACAGGATTTGAACCTACCCCACCACCTTGACCAGCGAATGCGGTGTTAGCTTCATTGTACAATGCTTCAACGCGAGTTGAAGTATTGTTACGCTCTGTACCATATGTAGAACGCATTGCAAAGATCAAACCTGTTGGGCCTGTCATTGGCTGAACGCCGCAGATGTCATAAGCCATTAGGTTAGGCATTGCACGACGTACTAAACCGATCATGATCGGATCATACTTGTCGATACCGCTTGTTGCGTTAATATTGTTTGCAGGAGCTGCCTCAAACATTGCGCTACGCTCTTCACGTAGTGAACGCTCTTGGTTCTCTAACAATACAGATGTAACTGCACGCTTGTAGGAATCCTTGATCGCTGGAAGATCAGGGTGCTCTAAAATGGCTTGCCATTTTTGTTGTAAGTTTTCAGATAAAAACATTTATTTTCTCCTTGATGGATAACGTATTAATTACGCTCTTTTGATTGATCTTGAAAGCGCTTGCGCGTATGCGTTGACTACAGTGTCACCCGTATAATCAGGTGTACTGCCATTGTCTTCAATTAAAGTTTGTTGAACTTGTGAAGTCTGTTTAGATTCAGTTAATTGCTTCTTAGGGAAATAATTTTCCTTAATAACAGAAACTTTCTCTCTATATAGATCTTCATTCTCAAAACCAACACCCTCTAAAAGCTTACCTAATTTAGCTGCTTCTGTATCAGCTAGATCTTTGGACAGTTCTTCGACAACTGCAATTCGCTTTAAAGAAGTGACTTCTTTGTTAAGGTCTACATTGTGACCAATAGCTTCGTCTAGTTTTGCTTCTAGTTCTTCTGCCTTGGCTTGTAGTTCACCGATTACATCATATTTTTCTTCAGGTACTTCAATGTAGTGTTCTTTGAATAATACCTTTAGTCCTGCCATGAAGTCTTCTGCAATCTCTGTGCGAAGACCATTCTCAATGGCTAATTCGTTATCTCTAATGTAGTTTTCAACCACATAGTTTAGATACGAGTCAATTTTCTCAACAATACCTTCTTTGTAGTCAGCTACATCAGCTGCATACTTTTCTTCTAGAGAAGAAGTTACTTTGTCCATTTCCGCATTAACGCGAGCAATAACTGCTGCTTCGAAAATAGATGTGGCCTTCTCTTTAAATTCTTCTGAAAGATCATCGCCAAAGATTGGCGATAGATCGATTGCGGCAGGGGCTGCTACAACTTCATAGTCATCTTCAGCTACAACGTCTGCATCATCGGCTGTCTCATCT